ATATCACCAGCATCAATTCTAGCACGATAATCTGGTATAGCTTCTCTGACCCTACCCACAGCTTGCTCCTGCAACATTGTCGCTTTTATTCCAAAAGGCTTTAATTTAGAAGCCTCTATATCTTTTTTAGCTTTACAGTTCAATAGATCCTCCTTTGTCCATTTTATTTTTTCCGTACCTTTCTCCATATCCTTAAGAGATACAGTTTTTTTATTCCTTACTGGTATTGTTTTTAAATCGTTAAGTAAATCATCATACGATTTACCAGTAAGTAATGTTCTTGACTCAGATTCCTTCCGCATTACACCTATTATATTTTTTGATATTTTAGTATCACGAATCCATTTTACTGCTTGGAACATACCTTCAGTCATTCCACCAAGAACGTCTTTCAACATTTTAGTATTACCAATCCTTTTTACACCTTTGGACATACCTTCAGTCATTGTGCCAAGGACAATACCCTCTACAGAGTTTTTGAAACGACTTGTCGCAAACCCGTCTTCTGGATCCGATTTAAGGTATCTAGTGACAGGGTTACTTAATTCAGGGCACTCCTCCACTAAATTCGATAATCTATCCTCATACCCACTAAAAGATGTAAAATCAGCTACCGAACCAACAAGAGCTGCTTCTGCCGCTTTCCCGACGGTTGATGTCGCTTTCCCCACAACACCCACTGCTTTTCCAACCTTATTGAACGCCATAAATGGTATTAAAAATTGAGACACTCCCCTGACTATTCTACCAACTGCACTCTTTGGTTGCCTTACCTGTGGGAGTTGTGGGGCTTTTACATCTTTTGACGCTTCATCAATAGTAGCACTATCCGTCCCAATAGCCCCTAAATATTTTCTAGCACCCAAAGAACCAACATACGCTCCTAAATCCATATTTGCCTGTACTGCATCCCTAAAACTCCCTACAGCTTGTACTGGTATGTCTATCACTTTTGCAATAAACTTATCCTCTGGCTCTTGGCTTTTTCCCTCTAATTGCTCTATCGAAGACACAATTTTATCATCAGGTAAATATGGGTATCTTTGTTTCAAAGCACCTGATTTATAATCGTTTAACATCATTTTTACTCCGTGAACTCCATTTCGTTTTGCTGTATCTAAATCTATATCCTCATATTTATCTAAATAAGCCTGTAACTTTGGCGACGGCTCTTTGGATAATTCCCTCTCAGCTTCCTCCTGTACAAACTGTTCATATATATCGTCGTGTTCAACACTATTTAGTTCTAAATCATCTGTTTCCATAATCTGTAGTTAAAATAACACTTTCATCTTGATTTCCGTAAGAAGACTGTTTTGCTTTCACCATCTCGTCTCTCTTTTGTTTTGCAAGAATTATTATATTAGATAATTCTTGCTTATACTCAACGCCACTTAACATTGATATAGCTGCTTTCTTCTCTAAAATAAAATTTTTCAATTCAACTTCCATTGGGTCTTTTGGCAGTTGGTCTAAGAATATTGCATTTTTACCTTTCGGTGCTTTTAAAGAAAAACCAAAATCTGCTTTTACCTGTTCATAAAATGGGTTATCGTAAATTTCATACTCCTTATTTCTTATATTTGCTCCATTACGGAAAGCTGATACCTGCCCCGAATTTATTAACCCCTTCTTGGCTAAATCTATTATCTCAGATAAATCCTTATCCCCTCTAATCCCCATATTATAATATAAGTCATTCTGTGATTTCGACCCAGTTATCGGGCTAGATAACATTTCATACCCCTGCATAAACCCAAAACCTTCTATTTTTTTTTGGTATGATGTACTCAATTCTTTTGATTTTTGTTTCTCTCTATAGTAAAAATCTTTTTTCCCTGATGAGCTTTGGATCCTATCATACGCAGAACTAAAATTATTAAATGCAGATAATATAGCCATATTATCTAGCTTATCCTCATTAATAGATTTATTGTTATAGACCTTTAACCCATGGTTGATTAGTTCATTAACTATTTCTAATTTCTCAGGGTCTTTTTCTAATTCAGTAAATTCTTTAGACTCTAAAATTTTATCTCTAAGTTTAGGTACAGCAAACGCATTATCTCTAAACAGTTGATTTGCCAATGACGCCGCTTCATAATGCTTACTAAATTTATCATCCAGAACTTTGTGTTGCTCTTCTGACATCCAAGGCATAGTTTCTCTCCTATCGGTATTGGCATTATCTATAAATTTCTTTTTTTCTTCGGGAGACCAAGTGTTATTAACCTGTGATAGATATATACGATTTTTGTTATCCCACATTTCCCTTTTATGTACCATTATTTCTGCGTCTGCAGTTTTTAATTGACTCTCACCTATCCTTAAACTATGCTCAGCAATACGTGTATTTAATAACCTTCTCGCCATACTCCCCTCTATATACCCCATACCCTCGGTAGCTTTTTGCATTATTGGTTCTGCGGCTCTCCTGTACGAAGGCCCATCTTTTGAAGCTATTGGGTCATATCTTAATTTCTCTAAAGCTTCATCTGCATTAATTATAGATTCCTGCGACTTCATCGCCTCGTACTGTGGGTGTATGTAATTTAGATGCATACCTAATTGGTTTGCAATCTCAAACATTTGGCTAGATACTTGTCCGTACATTTTCGACGCCATCTCTAAATCATCAGGTGTAACAACTCTTATACCCTGATTTGAGCCACCTATCGATAGTGTTTGTTGCTGTGTCATCCACCTTGGTATATTTTCTCTTGTCATGATGTAGGTTTAGCTTTATTATTTTCTTTTTTTTTGTCGAATACACCGCGGGCAGCTGCATAATTCAAACCCCCCATACTAAGAGAAGTTACAGTAGACAATAACCCACCTGAGGCACTTAATATACCCATTTGTTGTGCAAAATTTCCAGAGGCCCTTGTTGCTGAAATTTGTCGTTTCATAGAGTCCAACTGTAATGAAGCATTGGATTCCCTTGAGGATGTGAACAAGCTTGTTAGGTTTTGTTCTCTAGTATATGCGGACAAGTCGTTTGCTTGTATTGCTTTAAATGACTCCCCCATTAAACCTGATGAAGCCGCTGCGACCCTTTGCTCTCTAAATAGATTATCTAATTGTCTTGCTCTTTCTAACTGTTGGTTTGATTCATCTATACGCTCCCCAGCGCGTTGTGTCTTCATAGACTCAACCTGCAATTCCATCTCCGCCGCTTGTTGCTGTGCAGCACTATTTTGAAAATTACCCTGTTGTATAGAGGAATACGCACCCACACTTGAGGATATAGCCGCCGAAGCCCCAATCAAAGCTAAAACTGCAGTTTCTACACCCATAGATTTTTATATAAAATACTAGTATATTTAAAACTCTCTTTTTTAAAATTTTTATTTTTCAACATATTTTCAAACTTTTTTTCATGTGCTAAACTCATAACAATTTCAAATCCTAATTTTTTTGCTTGCTCAAATAAAGTTTCATACAAAAAATCAATACCACCAACCCTTAATTTCCTAGGTGCTTCCCTATTCATAACCACCCATTCAATCCAAGCAATTTTACTGTCTGATTGATACAACCAGCCTGAGCATACATCAATATCACCCGTACTTACTATCGCTCCATATTCAGATAACATCCTACGATGCAGTGGGTTCATACCCCACCCCACCATCATATCACAAACAATTACATAGTCTTCTTCGCTAATACACCACCTACTCTTAAAATCACTCATACTGAAACAGCTATAACCATCGCAATTAAGTCAAAATCTACAGGCTCATTTTGTATAATATCAAAAGTGGCATCACGCTTAATGCCACCTGATAAATATACTTTTTTCCACCCATTATAAGCTTCTATTGGCTTATCTAGTAATTCAGAACCTAAACTCCTAAATACAGGTCTAACAATAGTTCTCCCAGATTGGACTTCAAAACTTCTTGATTTATATGTCTTTATCAATACATATACAATCCTCCTCCAATTTCCAGTTAATGTTTTACCCCCTAAATCAACATCTACAGGCAACATTCGGATGAATACACTGAACCCTATACCAACTTCTATTTCACTATACTCTAATTCAATATCCATAGACCCATCATTTTTCACAACATTATCCGCTAAAACAAAAGTCCCAGCTCTTACTTTTACATTACTGTTGGCTAATTTTGTAAAACCAGTATGTGTCATTTCTGGGCTCACAGTTGTCGCTTTTATCCCAGCGTCAAGTTTATATTCCTTATCTAATTTCTCAAAAAACCTTTTACTATCCCCGTCTATAATCCTTTTAGTTATAACATATACATCACGACTTGCAACCACTAAATCCTCTATAACCCCATCAGTTTCAAATAACGACCACGCTAGTAACTGTTCGCTTCTTAATATATTCAACACAGCTATTGTTCCGTCAGAATTTACAATATACACATAATCAGCTGGACTGTCACCTCTAGATTGTCTTACTGACATAGCTATTGGCTCTCTTATTAATTGCGACGAAAGTAAAGAAATGCTTCGTGCATTATAACTCCTCTCTTGTTCGTTAAATAAAAACTCTCTAACAACACGACCACTAGATTCTATAAATATCGTACCACCATCGACCGATACTGGTTTTACTTTAGATGAGCCATGTGATGTACTTTTCAATAGCATTATATTCTCGGGTTTTATGGGGTCAGTCTCGGTTTGAGGTATGAAAAATTCCCCCCCAGTTGTAAATATTTGCATATTTCTCCCCGGGAAAATATTTATAATTGCGTTAACCTTATCGTCATCAATCGTAATGTCTATTGCGTCATCTGCTTTCCCACCGCCTATATCGAAATTAAAAAACTCATCTAACTTAGAACCCCATATAGTAGATGGTCTGTCCTTACTGCCACCGAACCACAGACGCCCTTGATAAAACGAACATACTTTAGGATACCCCCTAATTTCACTCCAAACATCCTCATACCCAGTTTCTAACTGCCAATCAGCAAACTCTAAAGTCATACTATTGTTATCTTGCGTTGTAGAGTCATCCCCTGGGAATTCTACGACAATATCCCCCTTTACAGTTGTTGAGTTTATATACTCTTTTATGACAAAAATTCCACCAGTCTTCCCGATTATATTCTGCTTTATATGAGATATGTTGAATATAGCTGAAGATGATGTTATAGTTATGTTTTTACCCAATAAATTTGGGAATGTTAAAGTTGCATTTGGCTCGGTTACTGTAGCCCCGTTAAAAGTGTGAGTTGGTGTAAAATCAAACTCTAAATATCCTATAATCCAATTCGTGTGTGATGTCCTAGTAATTTTTACAGGTTTCATTGTATCACACGTTAATATTAGAGTGTCAGCGGACTGCGCATATTTTATATTTGGTAATACTTCTTCCGTTATCTTATCGAGTATCGTTGATGTTAATTCTACTATACATATATCATCTTTATATATCCTTAATCTCTTATCTGTAAATAGTAGTACATAAATTTGTTCGGTATTGAAAGCAAACTCAACCATTTTAGCTTTTCCACTATTATAAGTCTCGTCTATCAATCGCATCCCCTCCCTTTTATAAACACCACCTAATGGGTCTACATATACATTACGCAGTTTATCCGCACCATTGAAATAAAAATCTTTGTCTACACGACCAAAGACTTGTTGTGCTAATTCCCCTGATACAAACGCCGTTTTTACAGTTCTTATCTTTGACATATTACTACCCCCTCACTGATATTAAAGCAAAATTATGGATTGGTATTGTAGTGTTACCATTACTCTGACTGTCTATAATACCTGCTCTCTTTCGTGAGTCTATAACTTCTTTTGAATAATATGCAGCTTTATTTTCGTCTTCCATTAATGATATTGCCAATACCTTACAAAGACTGTTAATCAAATATGTTGTAAAATATGGTGGGAATTTCTCTTCTGAAATACGGAATATATAATTTATGTTAATTTCAGATGCATTGCAATATAAATATTTTTCTTTTATTGAATGCGGGAGCGATGGATTTTCTTTCCCGACTAATCTAAGATAGTCTGCTGGTAATTGGAACGCCGCAGAATACCCAAATAATGGTACTGTAGATAACCTATTTAATTTAATAGAGTTTTGCGCAAATGACCAGTTACGATCAGAAAGACAATTACGGACATATAACTCATAAATCCTATTGCATATTTTAGCTTCCCTAGTTTCATCTTTGAATGTTGTTATCTCATCAGCACCTAACATAGTTAAAGCTGTAGAGCAAATTTCTATATCATTCATAACACATAAAACTAAAAAAACAAAGGCTGAAATACACTATAAATGTACTCCAGCCATGGGATTACACTAAATTTACCCCATCGATAACAGTTACAACTTTGCCAGTAACAGCGGATACCTGTATGAAGGTTAGAGCATTACTACAATGCACCCTTATTAAATCACCAACTAATAGCACATCGTACAATTCGTTGAAGTAATCCGCAGTAAGAATAGTAGCGATATTATCAGTACTTTTATAAACATACTCATTTGGAGTAGTACTTTGGTTTAACTCAGTCTTAGAAAAATTCCGTCTTATAAACATAAAATAAAAAATTAAATATTATTA